TCGACGTACCTCGTGGAGGGATGGAACATCTGTCTTACCGTTTGATCGAATCTTTAAAAAATCGTAGAGTTCTTAGTACGAAATACGCAGCGCAGTGGAAGTTCTTTCACGAAAACGTGCACGTGGTGGTATTTACAAATGAAGAACCGCTAGAGAATCGTTTAAGCGACGATAGAATGGTCATTCGATCTATTAATTAAAAATGAAGTGGTAAAATGAAAACGTAGTTGAAATAACCTTTAAATCTAATTTAAAACTACACGTGAGGATTCTTTTCTCTTTGTTAACTTTCTCTTTTCCAATCAAAACACGTGATTATGGAGAAATGACGATTTCGGAATTAGACTCACATGGAGTAATTTTTAATAACGTCAAAACTACTCTCCTCCGTAAATTATACGTATATCTTGGTTAAAAGCTATTTGATTAGTTGCTGGAGCAGCTACTGCCTGTGCATCTGGGTTGCAGTAAATTACAAGGTATATTGGCTGATCACACTTTTCACCACTACCTCGGTCAGTAAATGAAAGTCGTGTATTAAATTTCATGTATTTACTCATCCTAAAAATTAACTTATTTAGGTGTATCGCTGAATCTACTCTATTTAGTAAGATTCGTTTGTGCCAATGAATTATATACAAATCTGCGTTTATAGCACGCTTATGCTTTGCAAACGGAGTCAGACCTGCGTCACTGAAGTCTATATTGTTTTCTAGGAATTGACTTCTAAAGAAAGCTTTTGGTACAGGATCTAACGAATTCTTCGAAGTTATTAATGCCACGTTTAAGTACGTATTATTTGTAGTTAACAAGTTCCGGAAGTATAACTCAAATTTTATACCTTTGAGTATAATGTTATTGGCTTCTCGAGTACCGGTTGTGACACCTTCTGGAAAAAGTGTCAATTCTTGGAATGATAAAGTGTCACTCGTTATATTTGAAAATGAAACGGATCTACGAGATTCTTCGTTAATACGTGTGCCACCTTTCATAGAATTATACAGACGTAGCGCCTTGTTCATACGTGGCATCTTTTTAAGTCGACGCGTCACATATTTTTTGACACGACGTTTTATAATTGGAACTAGTACTGTACGTGCACGTTTACTAGCACGTTCTAGTACGGAACGTGCCATACGTTTATAACCCATGTTAATAATTTATGAGATTGGTTGGGGTGGGCGAGTTAGTATTACCTTAGCCCACCTCCAATCCAATCCAATCTGTCTCATAAAAAACCATGCCGACTGTTGTTCGTAACATACGCGTCACACGTTGGTGTATGACATTAAATAACTACACTGAAGATGAATTAACTCATATTTTAGAAGTGGTTAATAATGAATCCATCGTTAAGTATTCCATCATTGGCAAAGAGGTCGGAGACACCGGAACCCCCCACCTTCAGGGATTCATCATTCTGGTCGCATCACAACGATTATCGTACCTGCGCGATGTATTTTCGCCTCGAGGACATTTCGAAGCAGCTCGATCTAATAACGTTGTCTGTCGTGAGTATTGCGCAAAAGATGGAGACTTTGTCGAATCTGGAAGATTCCCCACCGCAGGAGGAGCACGCAATGACCTCATCAACCTTATCGCCGACGTCCGTACGGCTTTCCCCCATCGACCACCTACGTCTCCAGAGGTTGCAAGGGCGTATCCGTACGAGTATGTACGATTCCCCCGTATCACTCGATGCCTCTTCCACAATTCGGCGCCGCCTGTTCTCCGAGTCGGAGAGCCCCGTGAATGGCAGTCCCAGTTGGCCCGAGAGCTTTTAGAACCTGCCGATGACCGTTCTGTCTTGTTCTACGTTGATCCTGTCGGTAATAAAGGGAAGTCTTGGTTTATAGATTGGTTTTTCTCCTCTAATCCTGATAAGGTTCAGATAATGATGACCGGTAAATACGCAGATTTAGCGTACGTTCTAGACCCTTCGAAGGCTATAGTTTTATTCGACGTACCTCGTGGAGGGATGGAACATCTGTCTTACCGTTTGATCGAATCTTTAAAAAATCGTAGAGTTCTTAGTACGAAATACGCAGCGCAGTGGA